TCTTTAGCAGTTCGCAGGGTTTTTTATGGTTGACAAATTGCCAACACCTTTTATTTTCCATCCATGGCAAAAAAAATGAAAATTAACGTGAGTCAATCAGAGTTCGCCAGGTTGACCGGCCTGTCGAGGCAGGCTATAAACAAGGCCATTGCCGCCGGGCTTCTTCCCTTTGAAATTGAAAAAGGAAAAAAAGTTATAGATATAAATAATCTTGATGTTAAAGATTATGTTGACTCACAATCCCGTCAGCGTGAAGCCGCAAAAAAAAAAGAAGAAATAATGCCGTCAAAGTTGCCAGCCAAAAAACAGACGAAAACTAAAAAGCCGTCAAAGTTGCCGACCAAAAAAATGGTCAATTCCAATAACCCGTCAGAGTTACCAGACAAAAAAATAGAATCAGATACGGATTATTCAGAAACAACTATAAATGAAATTCATAAAAAAATAAAAATTGCAGAGCTACAAAAGAAGCAAATGCAAATTGAGATTATGCAAAAAAACTTTTTACCTACTGAATTTATTAAAGATGGATTGTTTCGATACCTTGAAAAATTAAATTCGACGATAGAAAGAATGTCTTCTGTTTACATTAAAGAGGTGGGTCAAAATATTTTAGCAGAAGGGGAGGTCAGACCGGCACACATAGAAGATTTTCAGATCAAAATATTACGATCGATCGACGACACTAAAAAAAACATAATAAAAGAAATTGATAAACATGAGCCAGCTTAACCCATTACCAGGATATTTTTTAAAACGATTATTTGAAAAACAGTTACCAACCCGCCGACATAATTCTAACATTGTAGAGTATGCAGAAACAACAATTGTTCCTGCTGGTCCTTATAAGGGTTTACAATACGAGCATAAAAGAGCGCCTCAACTGCGAGAACCGCTAGAACTTCTTTCGCCAGACTCCCCTTATCAAGAAATATATATGATGTTCCCGGCTCAGTCTGGAAAAACTACTATAGCGGAAATAGTTACGACTTATTATATAACCGAAGTTCCCAGCGAAATATTATATGCGTCCAGTAATGAGACCGCCGCTATAAAATGGATGCAACGGCGAATTGTACCGAGAGCGGCGGCGGCGGGAATAGAATTCAGATCGGAAATTGAGTCCCGAACGTCCAGGCAAACAGGAAATACGACATATTCAAAACTTTTTCCAGGCGGTAATATTGATATAGCGTCGACTTTGTCAGCGGCCCAAATGGCTTCGGAAACAAAACGGATTGAACTCTGGGACGAAATGGACAGATGGCGTAGAGTTTTGGGCGATGAAGGGACGGCAACTTCGCAACTTAAAGCCAGGACTCAGGCTTGGGGAACTCAGTCTAAAATTTTGGGTTTTTCGACTCCGACAAAAGAAGATTCCAGTTTAGTGTTAGAATATTTTTTAATGGGAGATCAAAGATTATATTTTGTTGCCTGTCCTTTTTGTGGTTACATGCAACTTATGGACTTTAGCGAGGGTAAATCTTTTGGTTTAAGTTGGGAATACAAAAGTGGCAAGATATTAAAAAAATCAATAGTTTTAGTCTGTGAGTCTCCCTCATGCTCAAGGGAAATTTCAGAGCCATTTAAAAATAAAATGCTCAATTCTGGGGAGTGGCGAAAACAGGCTATTGCAGAATTTGATTTTATTGCTAGTTTCCACATAAACGGCTTATATTCTCCAATGATGACCTGGTATGAAATGGCAATCAGTTATGACGACAGCAAAAAAGGAGATCTACAAAAACAGGCTCATGATAACCTAAAAATGGGTAGACCTCACAAACAAACCGGTACCCGCCCGAAAGTAGAAAAAATTATAGAGAATAGAGGTCAATATAAATCTTTAGAAGTACCGGAAGGGGTGCTATATTTGACAGCGGGAATAGATGTTCAGGAAGGATCAGAAACAAACGAACATAATCCGGCCCGGTTGGAGCTTGAAATTCTAGGAATTGGCGCCGGTTATCGTACCTGGTCAATTTGTTATGAAGTTTTTTATGGCGATATATGGGACCCGTTCGGGGGAGCCTGGGAAAAATTAAACGACTGGGCAATTGAAAATAATTTTAGTTTTCATAGAAAAGACGGTTTTCGTTTTCCGGTTTCGTTAACATTTATCGATTCGAGTTCCGGAAAAGTTCACCATATTGTTTACCAGTTTTGTCAGCGCTGGAGAAATTGTTTTCCGATCAAGGGTTTTTCGGCGCTCAAAACTCAGAAAAAAGAAAAAAAAGATTTGGAAGGTGACAAAATTTCAGAAAGCAATTTCCGAAGATTTAGAGCAAAAAAAATTGATGATGATAATACTCTGTATGAAATATCAACAAATTATTATAAAAATCAAATATATCATAATTTAAAAATCGCCCGGGAAGGGAACGGGTTACAAAAAGCCGGGTTTTGTGATTTTCCCAGGGATTATGATGAACGCTATTTTGATATGTTGACGGCAGAAGAGCGCCGCCGGGATGGGAGTTTTCATAATCCGACAGGCCGACGAAATGAATCCCTTGACTGTAGGGTTTATGCATTGTGTGGTGGGGATGTTTTTTTAGAGTCGGAGGTTTTAAGATTTAAAGCTTTGGCGCTTGAAAAAAAATGGAGGCCGGAACAAATTCAACAAATAAATAAATCGTATGTTTTAAAAACCATGTCCAAAAAAACAGCTAAGAAGAAAATTAAATAAAAAATACTTGACATTTTTATACCTATATATGTTGACTTGAGACATGTCATATGTTACATTTAGAAAAGTACGTCTTAACGATCAATTGGTAAAAGTCCAGGCGACTCTTGCCGCTCTGTACGACAATGTGACAGAACAGGCCAGTCAATCTGTAGAGTCGTATCAATTTGAGTCCGGTGAGGGAATGCACAAAGTTAAGAGGCGAGACCTTACAAAATTGTTGAAAGAAATAGCAATTTTACAGGCAACCGAATCACATTTAATAAATGAGCTCGCCAGAATGGGGCTTGTCAGTATTCGACTCAGGAGAAAAAGATAAATGTTGCCAATTTTTAATATTATAGTAAATAAATATAAATCGGTTTTTAGTCCAACGCCGGAACCTGCCAGTATAAAAAAACCAGCTCGTGATAATTCAGTTAAGGCATTCCCCCGGTACGGTTCGCCTGACAAATTCCCGGGAGGTATCAGCAGCCGTAGAACCTCTGAAATTATCCACGACCATCTGACATTAAGGCAGCAATCCAGAGATGCAATGTTTGATTCGACCGTTGCTAAATCGATGGTTGATCGTTTTGCGGATACCGTTGTTGATACCGGTCTAAAAGTCAAGCCAACTCCCATGACCTCAGTTATCGGCATAACCCCGGAAGAGGGGGAAAAATGGTCTGAAAATGTTGCTCAATTATACCATCTCTGGTCAAAATCTAAAAAATCACATACCTCTAGAGTTAATAATAATTATCAAAATCAAAGATTATACGGAATTTTTCAGCAACGTGATAACGACGTTTTTGTACAATTAACGTACAGCAAAGAAAAAGATCAAATAAATCCATTGTCATACGAGTTTGTAGAGCCTAACCAGGTGCGCGGAAATGCGGTTACTTCGTCTTTTGCACAAATACCAGGTGATGACGGAATTATTCGCGATACTAAAAACCGAGAGACCGGTTATAAAATTTGGGAATGGATAAAAAACGAGTATAAAGAAAGAACTATACCCGCGCGAGGCGAGAAATCAGGCCGTATTTTTATGTTACATGGATTTAATCCGGAATACGCCAACCAGGGGCGGGGTTTTCCTCGTCTAACTCATGCCCTGCAAGAATTGAACAACTTACAGATTTTAAACAATCAGTTATCAAAAAAGCAATTTCACAATCGTCTTTGTCCATGGTTATGGAGAACGAACAACAGGACGCGTCTAATGTTTTTGAGGGGGTTGGCTCCGGTCCTCTCTCCGAGTATGGACAATATGACGAAGGGACCGAAAATTTACAAAGTAGCGCGTTAGATGAGCCTATAGTTAATTATAATTTATTGCCAGAGGCAACTTTTCATGACCCTGGTTCGGTAGGAATTTTTAACACAAAAAGAGGAGACCATTTAAATTTTTTAAAGGACACCTCCCCCTCGGAAAGTTTTTCAACATTTGTTGATTCCTTTTGCTCTCATTTAAGCGCTTCAACGGGAATGCCGTTAGAAGTTTTATTGATGAAATTTAATGCTAATTACTCTGCTTCCAGGGCGGCCCTGATTTTATTTTGGAGAGTGGCGCAAATTTGGCGGAATGAAATGGCCGCCGATTTTCTTGATCCGCTGTACGAAATGTGGTTATCGGAGGAAATTGCTTTAGGTCGTGTTAAGTGTCCAGGATGGCAAAATCCAATTATTAAAGAAGCTTGGCTAAGTAAAGATTGGTCGGGAGCTCCGATGCCAAATATTGATCCATTGAAAACAATGGCAGCGGATAGGGGATATGTTGAAATGGGAGCTCAAGACCTTGATGATGTTGCGTTGAATTACAATGGGTCATCGGGCAAAGCGAACCGGATAAAGAACGCTAGACAGTTTAAAGAGGTACCGCAGCCTCCCTGGCCGTGGCCGGTAGTTACCGAAAAAGAAGACTCAAAAGATAAAGAAGATAAAGAAGACAAAGGAGACGAATAATAAAATGGCAAATCCAATAGCAGTACCATGTCCGGCTAATACCTGGACTAAAGTTTTAACAAATGTTACTGAGGGCCAAATAAAAAAAAGGTTAAAAACTCCAAACGTTTATCTTTCTACTTATAAAATGACCGGAGAAGCAGCGCCAACGCTACAAAGCAAAGGGACACCAATTTTTATAGAGTCCAATTCTGAAAAAATTGAAAATGTTGCCGCAATTGATGTTTATATTTATCCAATTGGGGCGGCTGGCTCTGTTTTTGTAGAGGTTTAAAAAATGATTGGATCAGGATTATTTAGAAGTATTATAAAATGTAAAAACGCAACAAATGATTCAACGATAACAACGTTATTTGGATTACACGAATATAATTAAATAAATTGGAGGGCAAAAAATGCCAAGTTTTAATAATTTTTACGAACAACTAGTTGACGCTGGTATCGACTGGGTGGCAGACGATATAAAGGCAGCACTTCTGACTACTGCATGGACACCAGACAGGACCGCAGATTTTTATGATGATTTAACAAATGAATTGGCAAATGGTGATGGATACTTAACAGAAGGTGAAGCACTGACAACAAAAGCAGTTGCTACCGCGGCAAATGTTGTTTATTTAGAGGCTGACGATATAGTGTGGACTTTTACAGCGTCAAAATCTTTTAGATATGTGGTTTTTTACAAAGATACTGGCGTTGCGGGAACTTCTCCTTTAATTTGGTATGTTGATTTGGGAGCTTTGACACTTTCAGGGACTTACACTATACAATTAAATGCTTTGGGTTTAATTAGTTTTTCGGATGCTTAACTAACGGGGTATCGATGGCTGAATTTTTATTATTAAGAAAAAACACATGGATGGAATCGTATACATTAGCAGAGTTCAAGGAGCTTAATATAAGCCAATTGGAAATTGACTATAATACAATGATCCAGAATTCTTTTGAGAGTTTATTGATTACGTACGACAACCGGCACGCAATCAAGCTAATGACATTTTTTAACTATTGTAGAAAGAATACATTAGATCAAGTTAAAAATAATTATAGAATCAGTCAAGAAAACATGTATTTAATAAGAGAACAAAAAGGAGACATTATAGAAATACAAGAAAATGGTTACTGGGGAATCAACGGGACTCATAGATTTAATAAAAATGTGTTTGTAGTTGTCAAAATATCAGACGCTCCATTAAATAATAAATACATAAAAGCCTTGTATGATATTACTGATTCAGAAAAACCTATCATAAAAAAGAAACGGGCTTGGCGAGTGCTGATTGATGATGTACCTCCAAATATTATTACAAGGTTGGCAGATGACGGGGAAGTAACTTTGATTTGGGATAACGTTAAATCTTTTGTGAGAGAAAGATTTTTAAATAATGGCGTGGTAGAGGAAAGAGATGGCTGAAATTCTTTGGTACATTGACCCGGATGCTACCGGCGCAGCAGATGGAACGAGTTGGACAGATGCCTATACGAGTTGGAACTCTTTTAACAGTGCGGAGGCTATAGACCTTGTCTCAGCTACGAATAATTATGTGGTACATCATAGGTCAAGCTCTGGAACAATGGATACCACTCTCCTTACTTACACGGGTTGGACTACTTCTCTACTTTATGATATTGTACATATAAATGACGATGACCATGAAGGGAAATGGGCCTCTTCGAATGTTTACACTTTACAGGGTGCAGGCCAAAATGTGTTAGTTATTCAAGAGGGCTGGATTACGTTACGCGGAATGCAGATGGAACGAACTAGTATGACAGCCAACTACCAGGGGATTTTACTTATTTCGTCAGTTCCGTCAGGCGCT